GCGGCTAGGAGAAACCAACCCTCACCCGCTCACTCGCGGATCTCCTAGCCGCAACCACCTGCGCATTGTCTAGTAGTAATGCTGCTAATTGTCTAGCCGCGACCAATCACAAAGCGCGGCGCACGCTTCTGAAGCGGCTGCTCAACCTTCGGCTTCGGACGCTCAACCAGTCGAATCGGCGTAACACACTCTTGCTGCCACACCGCCTGAGCACCAGCCATAGCCATCACAAGATCGTCGTGACAACCCTCATCCGCCTCAGGACGAGGCTCTTTGCCATTCCGATCACGAAACACAAACGTGCGAATCTCATCACGAAGCTGCTCGCTCTTAATCCGATGCGGCTCATCACGAATCGCAGCCTGCAACGCACCCAGCATCAATGGTCGAGTCGCAGAAGTAGTGTTCCAACCTAGCGTCTGCTCGTACTTAGCCGCAATACCAATAGGATTCTTTGGACGCCAGATATGCGGATAGCCCATTGTGTTTTTCAACTGGGTAAGGACGGCGGTTCCTGGGCCATTACGCTCAATTGCAATGATCGCATCGTTATACAAGCGTCCAATACGCGCAAGATCATCAGCAAACTCGTCAACATCCGCCCGATACCTGACTTCGGCAACCTGAACACCATTATCTCGGCGTAGAACTTGTGCTACAGAGTAATCCGACCCAGCGCCCGTCCCGATACGCGATTCTCGACGCTCATACTCGTCAAAACTTACTGATCCAGCCACATCAGCAAAAATAATGTATTTCTGATCTGGCTTTGGCGTCTCCCAAATGCGCATCCCGCCCCGCGAGTCCTCATAAAACTCGATCCGACCGCCAGCTACGGGCATTCCACGCACAAAACCACGCTTCTTGGGCGCTTCGGGCGCAAGATTCTCCAAAAAATTGAAGAATTGGCGACCAGTTGTCTCACAAAACTCGCCCAGGACGCGAATCTTGTACGCCGCAGAGTCTTCGCCCCACTGCTGCTTAGCGTCTTGTACCCATTCTTGCGTGATGAGAGCCTTTTTAGCCGCCTCAGACACCTTCTCACCCGTAAAAGCAGGTGCATCGAAGGCGCTCATGTGGACTTGGTACCAGCCAGAGTCTTTTTGGAACGCTTTGTAGAACGTGCCGGCGGGTCGAGTCGGGTTTCCAATCAGCAAGACGCGAGCTTCGTCGGCGGTGAGGAAACCTTCGGATGCTTCGTAGATTGCTTCGTCAATACCAGACGCCTCGTCCACGACAAGCATCATGCGTGGGGCGTGGTGTCCCTGAAAACGCTCTGGCTTATCAGTAGACAAGCCCATTGCGAACCAGTCAGACCTGACCTCAAGCGATGATTTGAAGATCTTGCCGAAAGCGTCCTTGCCTCCAGGGATCTGATTGTGCCTGACGGCGATCTCGCGCCACAAGAGTTGTTCAACCTGACTCCATGTGGGTGCTGTGGTGATGACGCGGCACGGCCCTTCCGTCATAAAATCTAGAACAGCAGTAGCAGCAGTTGCCGTCTTGCCAACGCCGTGACACGAGCGAACAGCTACACGCTTATTCCTTCGCAGTGCTTTAAGGATCTCCTGCTGCTTACTCCAGGGATCAAACCCAAAAAGATTCTTGGCTTTCCACACTGGATCAGCCATCTTCGCCCGTAGGCGCATTGCTTCTTTGTGTTCATCAGTACTCACTAGAGTCAAGCCGCATCATCCGGCTCAACTGCGTCTTCCACAACAACTTCGCCCTCAACAAGAAGCGCCTCACGCGCATCCTCAATAGGAATCTGCGCCAACTGCATCAACGAAAAAACCTGTGGCGCAACCTCATGCTCAACCGTCTCCTGCTTCGCAAACCCAAACGAACGCTCCAACTGCCACGCTGCTGGTTTCCAATCCCCACCATCAACAGCCTCATTCATCACACGAAGACTCTTCTTCATATGCTGCTTCCGCGCATCATAAAACCGGCGCGCAAAATCCTCATACCGCTTTGACTCGCCAATCTTCCCCTTACGAAGCGTAGTCGTAAACACATTCGTATCCACACCAAGCACCCTGGCAATCGCAGACTCAAACGCGCCAAGCGAAGCCATCTCAATAGCCTCCTCAAGCTGCTCATCCGACAATTCGCCCATTGTCACCGACGACTTGTAACCCTTAGTCAAAAAATCAGCCCTCGACAAGCCAAACCGCTCGAGCGCTTGTTCGCGCTGCTCATGCAAATCCGCTCGCTTAGTCATTGATAATCCCTACTCCAAACACACCATTTGTCGCACTCATCTAATAATGCTCCAAACCATCAAGATTCACATTGATGCCAGTCAAAACTCTGAAAGACACCCACGCATCATACTCGCACGCCGCATGAACAACAACACGCCCAAACCCACCACTCGCAAACCAACAACGAAACACCCACGTAGACCAATCGTCATACACCATCACTGCTAACATACCAAGCGATCCGCCTCAACAGCGGAGAACTAGCCCGTCAGAGGGGCACTGGACTAGTCGTGACTCAAGCCCTCACACCACGAGCCGACTAGTCGCGGGTGACAAGCCAAGCTCGCACTCCCGCACAACATAGTGCCAATCCCCCAGTGAGGGGGGGGAAAGGGGGGGGAGCAAAACACGCTTGTACGCGCACCATTTTGTTTGCTGAACTGAATAATCAACAAAGCAACAAACACACCACACCCAACCCCATAAGAGATTTATACCCACAACAAAACACACCCTACGCCTATACAGCGAGCGCGCGTGTTGGGGGGGTTGGGTCGTAGCTCTTTGGCTCGCTGGTGCTAGCGGATTGCCTGCAGGGGTGCGGGGTAGGGGTGCCGGCAGCTCCGCCACCCCCAACCCCCACGCGCAAACAGGTACCCGCCCGACGCGGACGGTGATTCGGGGATGCTCCGCGTTGGGGCGTGAAGAAGCCCCGCCGCCTGTTGTGGCGCGACGGGGCTAGGGGGTGCGGGGTGCTAGGCGGTGCCGGTGTGGTGGAGGTGATGCGATAGCGCGGCATCGTTGATGAGTCCGCGCGATTCGGTGGCGATGCGGCGAGTGTCGCCGTCGTCGGCGCGGTCGTCTGCCGTTAGCGCGTCGTCGATGACGCGGTAGAGATCCTCGGCGTAGTCGGCGGTCGCGTTGCGCTCGTCGTCTGCGGGATCGTCGTCGTCCTCGCGGATGAGGTCGCACATGGCCTGAATGCGGCGGAGCGCGTCGGCATCGTGGACCTGGACGCTGAACGATCCGTCCCGATTCTCTGTGATCGTCGTGTAAGTGGGCATAGCGTGACCTCCTCAGGTCTAGGGGGGCGGCGGGGTGCCGTACGGGAATCGTGCCACCTTTCGGGGTGCGTTACAAGTGGCGGGGCGACCCGAGGGCGGTGGCGCGTGGGGAGCTCGTGGGGGGCGATCTCGTCACGGTTGAGCCTGGAGCGTCGGCGTGGTAATCAGCAGCGCTGCAGCATTGAGGACGCCGACAACGCGGAAGGCTCCCCGTCGTCGAGACCGAGGAGCCTTCGCCGTGCGTGGTATGCGGTGCGGGGACTAGCGCCGGCGTGGCGGGTTGCGCCGTTCCCATTCGCGCTGCGCGTCGCGCCGGTCAATCCATCCCCATATGAGGATGCAGAGGGATGCGAGGATAGTAGCGGCGGTCATGTATGCGAGGGCTGTAATCATGCCGCCAGATTCTCCGCCGCGTCGTCGTCTCCTTCGCCCGGTTCGCAATCGTGACCGTACGCCCACTCTGCCGCGTCGTCCTCGTCGAGAGGGTCAAAAGTACGGCCACACTCTGCGCACGTAGGGGATATTACGTAGATCAGGTGATCTCGGCGCATTATGCCGTCGCCCCTTCGCGCTCCGCGATGCGCGTAGCCAGCTGGCGCTCTGCGCTTACGTCGCCCCACTCCCGCTCCGCCATGCTGTTCCCCACTTTCCACGGATCAGCGCCGCAGGATTCGGCTACGCGCTCCGCTGCCCGCAGGGCCTGGCGCAACGTGGCGAAAGATAACGCACCGCTGCGCGGATCGGCTACGTGCGCCATATGGCCGCGCGAATCCATCACGGTCAGCCGGTACTCACGCGGATAGGTCTCGTGCTTCACGCTATCTACCAGAATCGCGCCCGAAATGACGCGGTGATACCGGCCCGCAAAATAGCGCGTTGTCTCCGCGTCGAAGTAGTGCGTCCCGCGCCGCTTAGCCTCTGCGATAAACGCGCGAACATCATAAAAGGGGCCGGGCAGTGTGTACGCCTTGCCGTATTCGTCTCGCATGTATTCGGCCATGATGTTTCCTCCGATAGTTAGGGTGCCGATAGGCAGAGTATCCGCGAAGCTGCGCCGGAATGCAAGCGGAACTAGCCGCCAAATGCGAACGGCCCCCCGCCCATAGTGGCACGGGGAGCCGCAAGGATTCGCAGCAGCAGCAGCAGACTAGATGCGAATAGGCATCAGCACGTAATGCGGATTCGCGCCACCATCGCCCGGCTGAGTCATTAGCAGCGGACGCACCGGGCTAATCACGTTCAGCGTTACCACGTTAGCGCCGATGCACTTCGCGCCATCACTAGCAAACTGCGCGTTTACTCCGATAGTCAGTTCGCCATCCGTAACGCCGTGGTACTGGCACGGCACGTACCATTCGCCCGTCGCGCCGTTCAGATTGTTGCGAACCGTCACCGCTAGGTACTTGCGCGTGCTATCAGCCGTCAGCTTTACCGGCTGATTCCCTTGCGCCACGCTAGCCGCCGACTGCAACGCTGCCCGCAACATATCGCCGTCGCAGTCCATGCCGACCGCGAACCCTTCCGGCACTAGCCCCGAATAGTTAGGGTACTGACCCTCGACTACGCGGATGCGAAGTAGCGCGACTAGCGTATCCCCGGCAGTCGCCATTACTTCCGCGTACTGCGCAACGTACTGACCAGGGTGCGCAGGAGCGGACAACTGAAAGGATTCGGCACCCTTCACTGCGGCTGCAATACGCAACGCACTAGCCGGAATAATCAGCGAAGATTCGGTAGTGACTGCAAACACTTCCGTATCCTGCACACTTGCAATCATCATGCGGTAACTATCCGTTGCGACCCATTTGCCTGCCGCCGCATCCACGTACACTCCCGTCAGTACCGGGCGCGACTCGTCTTTACTTGCGCTAGGCGTTACCATTGCGACGGCATTGCGGAACGTATCGCCGTCATAGTGCAGCGCGAATCCGGTTTCATCGAATCCAATAATGCGCAACGCATCCACGCTATCCGCATCATCCGCATCGGCGCGCCACGCAAACGTCGCGCCATCATCAAACGTGATACTGCCTGCGCGCAGCTCGACTGTACCCTTGCGCCCCTTCGCTGCGGCGGTGATGGAATCGTATGGCACTGCGAATGCGCGGTGCGCGTACTCGCCGCCATGCGGAGCCTGCACGGTAGTCTCATTCGAATCACCGCCATACACGTACGCGCCATGCACTAGCACGTTCTCGTACCACGCTGCTACTCCGCTCCGCTTACCCGGACGGGCCTTGCGGCATAGCGTTGCCGCTGCTGCGAGCTTGCGGATATCCACGCGGATAACCTGCTCCCGCTCGACTGCCTGATCCTGCTCGATTGCGATTGCCATTTTATTTCCTCCGATAGTTGGGATGGCACGGCGAACCGTACACGTAGCCGGTGCGGATTGTCAAGGAGTTACGCGCTGCGCGGATTCCACGCATCAACGGGAACCGCATCCCCAGGGAGACCGTCAAGCTCCGCGACCATAGACAATCCCCAGCCCTTCCCCCAGCGGTTCGGATGCTGCGCACAAACAGCCAAAGACTGCCACCCAGGACTAGCCTCAGCAATCGCGCGCAACACGCCGGCCTCTGCGAATCGTTCGTGCGGAGGACAACGCCTCAGCCCAACAATCACGCGATGCGGGCTGTAATGGTGATAGTCAATGGGAACGTATAGCCGGCGCTTCACGATCCTACCTCCACAATGTATCCGCTGCTAGAAACGATCGCGCTACCATCGGAAAGCGCGTCCGCAAGTAGCACAGCCCATTTGTGACCAATAGTCCAAGCCACCACGGTTCTTTTATCGGATTCGACGCGATGTATTTCCCACCCGAATCCATCGCTTGCCTTCTCCACAACGTAATCGCCATTCACGACGACGCCTCACGCGCAATGGCTTCTGCTTCGGCTACGGCATCGTCTTCTAGTGCTCGTTCCATCATGCCGATCAGCTCTTCGGCACAAGCAACAAGGGCTGCGCGTTCTTTGTCCCACAACATGAAGCGTTGCGACTCGATCACGCTAAGCAGGGTGCGTACGTGGTCGCAGATCCCTGGGTGCTTCTCGTTGGCGGGGCAGATCCAGTCGCACCGGTTCAGCATTCCGGTCACGGTGTCTTCCCACTTGTGGCAGCTCACGATGCTGCCTCCGGATAGTCGTAGTCGCCGGCGTACTCGTTGCGCTCGGCAATGGCTCGCGCTTCCCACATCACGCTGCGGATTGCGAGGAACTCGGTTGCGTAGCTGGTCTTGCCGTCTAGGTGGGAGAGGTGGGAGTAGGCATGTCCAAGTGCGCCGATGATGTTAGTCATCTCCGCGATGGTGAGCAAGTCGGCCAGCTCTTCGGATCGGTTCGCTCCTTGATCCTCGTACTCTTTGGCTTGCTGCTCGGTGAACTTCTCGCCCATCCTGCTCATGCCGCCACCTTCCCTGACTGAAACATGCGTACCGGAATAATCGTCCACCCATCACCCCTATCGGGATCATCGTCGCGTACATCAGCGAGAAACGCGAGCGCCTCCGCCTCAGTGCCAAAGAAGCCCAACGCACCAATAACTGCGTCGGCTCCACGCTCGTCCGGCAAGCACTCAATGACTGTCCATCCGTGTTCGTGCTGACTCATTAGTTTGACCTCCTCAGGTCTAGGGTCTGCCCATCCTACACACACAACGTTGTGCGCGTCAAGCCTTACTCGTAATACGGATAATCCTCAGACACGCCGAACCACAACGGCGCGTCACGGAAACAACCAACGCAATACCGCGACCGATCATAGTCGTCCTGGTTGTTATGCCTACCAAACTCAGCATAGATCGTGCAGAGACGCAGCTCTTTGCCACCATCCTTCGTGATCCAGTAGCCCGACTGCCGCACCAACTTGCGCCGCGCCTTCGCTGCCGCTCGATCATTGCGGCGCTGCATCGCAGCGCCGGCCTTCGCTCGTCCGATCTTTCCCTTCACCACGGCTGCCTACCTATGCCACTCCGCCAGCGAAAGCGTAATGGAAGTACGCTTTCGGAATGTGGCTGAAGTATGCCGCGCGGTGCCACTCGGGAGAGTCCTCGGGATTGGTGAAGACGTATTCCCCGTCCATGATCTGCTTGCCATGCTCGTCAATGACGCAGACATACCACACCGGGTCGAACCCATGCGGACACCGCCACCACTCCAGGTCGCCATATCGGTAGACATAAAACCGTCCTACCTTCTCGCTAGTTCTGATCGTTCGCAGCTCGTGACCCATAACTTTACCTCCAGTTGTTTAGCCTACAAAAGCAGTATATCAGCCGTGTCAAATCGGCCCGAATCACTCGCCCCCGTACATCTTCACGTTCCGCTCGTAATACTCCGGCGGATCAGCAATGCCACGGCAGCACTCGCAGTACGGAGAAGCCTCCGCCTTGTCAAGCTGCGACAGGATCGCCTTACAAGCGCGACACGTGTTCGCCTCCCACACCTCAGCAAGGTGCGGGTGTGCATCCACGATGCTGCTCATTACTTGGTCTGCTGCTTCAGCATTGCCAAGCGCGTGCATCGTGCTGCGCCACATCGTTCGGTACAGCGCGGACGGGTGCAGCGTGCGGGTGTCCATCAGGGTAGTCATGTATTACCTCCAGCTTTAGTTATGAGGAACAAGATTAGTAAAGCAAGGATTACGTACGGAATCAAGTCCAAAATCACATCTCCTTTGCAACAAATGCTACACGATCTTGACGTATTGCACCCGAATCATTACGTTCAATAAAGAAGCCCCCTTAGGGATTCCCATCTCATCAAGCCACGTTGCAATGTCACCAACGATCATGTTCGGAATCTTGTCCGCATGATCACGACACAACGCAACAGGCAAGTAACGCTCAATTACAAACGGCTGCCCAACAGGGAACTCAACACAAGCCGCAGCCTCATCCACAACAATTTCCCCAACCTTTTGCCCATGCCTCCAACCACTCATCAATCCTCCCACTCAATCTCATCAGACTCAACAGCAGCAGCAGCAACACCCGTCGCCGGCAACTCAGCAATAGGTTTTCCCACATTTTTGATTTCGTCCCACGTAATCGTGATCTGATCCCCAGGGATCGGCTCGCCATACGGATCAAGGCGATGCGTACTCATGCTGCCCTTGTCTCGCACCTTCGTCTTGAAATCCTCCCAACTAGACGGGTGCCTATCCTTATCCTCCAAACATTCCTTAGAACAGAACTCCCAACCCTTCTTATCTTCCAGCCACGCACTCACAGCTCCACGCTGAAACGGCTTCGTACAAGCAGTGCAATAACCAACCCTGACCTGCGGAGCCGGATCATACTTCTGCTTCAGCGCAACCCACGCAGCACTACCACGCAGCCCGTGAATGTCAGCAGCAACACGAGTACGCAGTGCGCCTACGTTATTGACCGGCTTGCCCTGTCCTCGATACCTGTCAATGACCTCGCCAAGCTTGTCTTCAACTGCTCGGTCTAACCAATGCTCATCCATCAGCGCGTACCGCTGTAGCCCAAGCGATCGCGATAGCATCAGCAGCATCCTGGTTGGACGGCGGATGCACATCATTGTCATGGCAGCACGACACTGCCCACTCCATCACCGGCTCCTTGCCACCCTGCTTGATCCCACAAGCAGACCGCCACTGAGTAGCAGTAAGGATACGCTGGTCAGCGTCAGGCCAAGCACCCTCACAGATAGCCTCAACCTGACCAACAGCATAAGCAGCACGGATGCTGCCTAGTTTGTTCGGCCCGACGAACACGGCTTCGATCCCGATGTTGTCAATGGATTCGTATAGGACTGCGATCTTCTCGATCTGATCAGCACGCGATCCTGGCGTGACCCATTCGTCCTTGTCGAAGACGATGACGCCATGATCTACGAGGTATTGGTCATATTCCTCAACACCAACGACAGCCCATCCAATACGGAGGGGGCTAACGTCGAGCCCAAGGCTTCTACTTTCCATGAGTTTCCTCGTCAATCTGCATGATGCGTTGTCCGATCCAGAACGCTACGTTAGCAACAATGCCATCGCCACACGCTGCGTAGCGTCGAGAGTCAGAAGCTTTCACTCCTTCAGGTGCCGTCCAATTTCGCGGCCATCCCATAAGGCGCTCACACTCAACGGGCGTTAGGCGTCGCACGCTCCTATCGTGCGGGACTAAATCCCCAACCTGCGCGCTGTTGTCGCCCGCTCCACCCTGTTGACGGTCAAGCGCATTAGCAACCACAGCATGAGTGGTGCGTACATCACCAACATAAAACTTATTCAGCGTGTTTGCTCGGCCATCATCAACCCATGTCTCAGGAGAATCGGGATCGGCATTCACACGCGCACTCTTACGATACGCAATCGCAACAGGACTAGGGATGTCTAGCGAGCTGCCAATCTTCAGCGTATTGCTTACGCCATCGGTTGCCCAAAATCCATTCTGCGAACCACCCGTTGAGTAGAACGAGATAATGTTCTGACACTCGTCACCGCTAGGGCCGCCTGTTCCTTTGCTCCACTTTGCCCTAACAGTGTCGCTTACTCCGTCGGATCGGTTAGTTCTGACGCCACTCTCTCCAACGCCACCTTCAACGGCTCGGGTAGCGTCCTGCCACGGCGGGATGCACGGCGTAGTATCCCCGCTGCCGCTTTCGCAGAGAGCGCGTAACGCG